AAAGGATGCAACTAGTAGAAAAATCTACTAGTAGCCGAAAAGTTGTATCCAGCTCTGCTACGTTAAGTCTTACGACTATGGTACATGTGTGAAAACACATGGAACACGCTAGCAGGTAGCGAGGGCGAAACGGCGGATTTAGCCTCCTATTAGTAAGAAGGCTTAAGCCGAACGTCCGGAACACGGTAGACGGTCCTCCGCCCAAGTGATGCACTAAAGATCACAAGGGAACTAAGGTAGTTACTGGGTATGTAGTAATACACCCAGGACACGACCCTTATTCAGAGATACCGTAGAAGCGTGACAGGATATCCTCCTCTTCTTAAGAGGTGAAGGATCCTTAGACGTTAGGAGTAGTTAGGGTTGGACTCGGAGGAAGACGGAACCGAGACACTAAGATAGCATCTCGGATTACCGCTCCATGGCGTCTTATTGATAAACGACATGATGATCCTTTTTACTTTTTCAGGTCCCAAGATTTCTCTTGTTTCCCGCGATCTATCGTATCGACCCTATAGTACCGGCGCAGAGCGCCTATGGTACAAGGTCCAATGGGAGAAAGCCATCGGTCATGTGATCGTTGTCGACCCATTCGACCCAACTACTCTTTTGTATCTACCCTCGCCACAGTATCACGATTTAGTGAAAACTGCTTTGGCTAACAAAACTCCTCTTACCGTAGTCCATTCTCTCGAAGACTCCATCCCGGAGGAAAGAGAGCTTCAATTGAACGAATCTACTTATCGTGCTTTTTTCATCAACGATGTTGAGATAAGAGCAGCCCGTAAATTAAAAAATACCCCCCCCCTAGCAAGTGATACCGCCAGGAGGATGATTAAGGAGTTAATGGAGGAAACAAAAGTACTCCGGTATAACTTAAAAACGGAAGATAGCAGGTCCTGGCTAACCTTGGTTCCGGATTTCCTTCGATGCTTGACAGTACCATCACTTTTGTGGTCAAAATTACGTTGTCAAGGGATCCGTCTCCCCGAGACGGGTCATGTAAGTCACGATTACGACTTATCATCTTGGTTTCCGGCCTCAAGGAAGCCGTTGGACGGGTGGATTCCGCGAGGAGCAGATGAGCTTATACGTCACTACCACCAACGATGCATTGCGTCGTTGGAGGCGACCTTGCTTGCAAGGTACGCCTGGGCTGGAGCTACAATGATAGCTCGGTCCGGTCGTGCGCTCAACTGGGTAAAGGCCGTTCTTGGTATCTACATCCATTTGTGG